CGAGGCGCAGAATATCCTGAAGCGGTGCCTATCAATCATGCCAGTCGGGTATGTCCCAACGCACACGGTGGAGAACCTGCCTGAGATGATTGGAGGCTTAGCGAAAGCACTCGCTGAGGAAACGACGGAGCGTGAGAAACTCGAACGCGAACTAACCGACATGACCAAGCGACGCGATGAGCTACTCGCCTCGCTCGAAAAGGTCGTCAACTGCCTTACGATTTCCCTGCCGGCGAGTGCCGAATAGGGGTGCATAGTGCCTCCCTCTGGTGCAAAGATTTGGTGCGCTGGTGGGAGGTGAATTTTTATTTGACAACTTCGCAGGCTTTGCTACTTTTCCTGCGTCGCAACGACTCCAGCGATAAAACAAACTAGCAATCTACCCGCTATCGGGTGCATCTCTGCAAAGCCTTAGGGTGAGCAGGAGTCGGGTGCAAGCGATAGCGGGTTTTTTATTTTATGATAATTGATCCTGAATTCAAAGCATTGATACCGCCACTAGCGGCGGAAGAACTAGCGCAACTCGAAGCAAACATCCTGCGCGATGGGTGCCGAGATCCGCTTGTGGTATGGAACGGCACGTTGATCGACGGTCACAACAGGCACGCGATCTGCACGAAGCATGGACTTCCATTTGATGAGATCGAGATGAAGTTTCCAGATCGTGAATCCGTCATGGACTGGATGGACGCAAATCAGCTTGGCCGCCGCAACCTGACTCCTGACGCATTCAAGCTCGCGTTGGGCAGGCGATACAACAGGACGAAGAAGGCAGCGCATGGCAGAGAAGGAAGGACATTTTCGGAAGATCAAATTGACACTCCCAAAGAATCCACAGCCGCCAAACTCGCCAAAGAACACAGCGTCTCAGAAGCCACTGTAAAACGTGCTGGAAAGTTTGCGGAAGAAGTGGCAAAGACTCCAGAACTGCAAAAAGCCATTGCAGAGCGAAAGCCCGCATTGCAAGTGAAGCGCGAAATCAAAGAAGCCAAGCGTGAAGAAAGACGCGAAGAAAACCGCGCAAAAGTGGCTGAAGCCGCAACGCCTGAAGCAATCGCAGAGACAGGCGCAAAGTTCGCCACTATAGTTATCGACCCGCCATGGGACTGGGGCGACGAAGGCGACCAAGACCAACTAGGACGATCACGGCCAGACTATGCGACAATGAGCAAGGAACAACTGCTTGCATTGCCATTGCCAGACCTTTCTGATGACGATTGCCACATTTACCTTTGGATCACAAACCGCAGCTTGCCAAAAGGATTTGAATTGCTAGAAAAATGGGGATTCAGATACGTCACAGCAATCACATGGGCAAAACCGCATTTCGGTATGGGCAATTACTTCAGGGGGCAAACTGAGCATGTTCTTTTCGGGGTCAAGGGCAGTCAGCCGTTGAAGCGCAAGGACGTCGGAACTTTGTTTCAGGCCGCGCGCGGCAAAGGTGGCCACAGCTCAAAACCGCCTGAGTTTTACGAATTGGTTGAATCATGCTCACCTGGGCCATATCTGGAAATGTTTAGCAGATCTGAGCGCGAAGACTGGAAAACTTGGGGCGAAAACGCATGACATACGATTTTCAAGAAAGACTGGCATTTTCACAAGGCGCAAGGTGCGCTAGTGACATCGAGACAATCATGGGCATCCTAGATGGGTGCATTAGCGTTACTGAAAATGCCGTCAATGGAAACGATCAAGGGGTCGACTACATTGCAACGCTCAGGCGCGGCGCAAACGTATTGATCGACGCTAAAACCAGAGCAGTTGGATGCAGTAAATATTGGAAAAACAAAGAGCCTGAATTGGCGATTGAGAGATGGTCTGTAATGCCGAGCGGTAAATTTCACACACCAGCGCAAAAGGCTAAGGCTGGATGGACAATTGACGAATCAAAAATAACAGACATGATACTTTACACTTTTGACGCTTCAGATTGTGAAACCGCTTTCCTTCTTCCATTTCAATCGCTCAGGTTAGCGGCAAGAAAAATGCTCAATGAGTGGATGGACAAATACAAAGTGGATATACAGACAAGCGGCTATTGGCAATCGCAAGCCGTGTTTGTTCCGGCAAGCGAAGTCATAAAGGCAATCGAGACAACCTATCGCCACAATTACAAGCCGAAAGAAATTTGCCCATTTTAACCATGACAACCATCGACATAACCAACCGCGAACTCGAAGCGATCCGCAACCTATCGGAAAGCAAGCTCATCCACTTTCTGTCAGTCGTTTCTGATAAGGGCTGGGAACTTGCGCGGATACTTCTGCCAGCAATGCAAGCATGACGCAATTCATGCTTTACACGGTCGGAGTTGACTCAGTAAAATTGACTTTGCCAACCGATTACACTTTTTCCTTGCCAGATCCGCTGCGCGTGTTACGCTTAACACATGACAGCAACGGCACTGTGCGAGATCGTGACCACCCTGCAGGCCATCGGCATAGGCATGGCAGAGGCTAAAGTCTTTCTCGCCGTCAACTCGAACCCGATGCGAGAAATTGCCAGCGCATCACGGACGCCGCAGGACTACTGCTCGAACAAGCTGTTTTTTCTGATGCGCAAAGGCCTAGTCAGGATCGAGAAAGTCAGCCGCCCGGCAATCTATCGCCACACGGTCGAGGGCGAGCGCGCCATGCAGTCACTCATCAAAGCAGGAATGAAAAAATGACGAACTTCCTAAACGCACTCGAAAACCTGACACGACGCATCTCAGCGCCGTCGTGGTTCAGAACGCGCGAATGGGCACAAGTCGCGCCTGCGATCCGTATGCGGTCGTTTTTCAGCGCCACAGTGACCAGCGCGCGCGTTCTCGACCGGATGCGCAACATCTTACTGGACTGGCAGGAGGAAGCCGTGGAGGAGATCGTGGACGTGAACACTGGGCAGATCGTCACCGCATACAAGGAAACAGGCCTTGCCAAGTTCCGCGAGCGCTCAGCCGAGTTCCTGATTCAAGAAGGCCTCGCCACGCCGGAAGACTTCGCGGACCAGCGCATCACTAACGTCATTTCAAACAGTCGTTTACAGCTGATTTACAACACCAACATCGAACAAGCGCAGACCTTCGCGCAGTGGCAAGGCTGGATGCAGGATGAGGTCTTTCTAAACCTCAACCCCGCAGCGCGCTTCGTTCGTAGACCCGGCGCGCGCATCAAGCGGCAGCGCCACGTTGAAGCCGAGGGCGACGTTCGACGATGGGATGACTTCGCCTATTGGAGATTTCAAAACGCCGCTGACATTGGCGGGTTCGACGTTCCATGGGGGCCGTATGGTTTCAACTCATACATGATCCAAGAGCCGGTGAAACGAGCCGAGGCCGAGCGCCTAGGTCTAGTCAGGAAGGGCGAGCGCATTAAGTCACCGAATGTCTCGCAGTTCGGAGTTGACCTTGGCAAGCGCTTCAACGTCGGAGTCGAGGCCGATATTGACGACATCACGCCGGAGCTACAAGCCGAGGCACGGCAAACGATCATCGACAGGCTCGGACCGCAAGCAATCGGACCAGATGGGCAGCCGACGCTGGATGCGTTTAAGGCGGCATTAGGGAGGTAACAAAATCAATTTTAACAAGCCATGAAAACACGTCAAGCCAAAAAAACGAAACCCTTGGAAGATCAAGGGAAGAAATCCGCTGGAAGGCCGACGAAGCTCACTAGCGAGATGATGGACAAGATGTTTGACATGATCGCCACAGGGTCAAGCATCGCTGAAATCGCTGGCAAAAACGGATTTCCAGACGCAAGCAACATTTATCGCAGGATGTCGAATGACCCTGATTTCGCAACATTTATCGCACAGGCGCGCGAGGCTCAACAGGAACACGAAGCGGACTATTGCGTGCAACTCGCTGACTCGGCAACACCCGAGGACTGGAACGTCAAGAAGTTGCAGATTTGGGCGAGACAGTGGAGGGCTGGCAAACTTGCTCCCAAGAAATACGGTGACAGAGTCCACCAAGAAATCACCGGAGCGAACGGCGGTCCAATCACTCAAGCGAGCGTTTCATTATCGCCGGATCAAGAAAGCAACCTCGCCGCGCTCGTTGAATTAGCACGCGTGAACGCCAAGAAATGACCCCCACCGAGTTCTGCGTCCGTGTCCTCGGCATCGTGCCATACCTCTGGCAGTGCGAAGCCATGGAGTCAGTGGCCCTAGAGCAACCGACCAGCGTCGTAGCGGCAAACGGTAGCGGCAAGACCGCGCGCCTAGTCGCACCGCTCATTCTGTGGTTCCTGCACGAATACCCGCGCGGCCAGTGCATCTTCACCTCTGGATCGTGGATGCAGATTGAGAAACAGCTATGGACCGCCGTGCGCGTCTTCCAAGCACGCTTCCCGCATTGGCGATTCATGAGCGAGGAGCTACGCACGCCGCAGGGAGGCTATGCGTTCGGGTTCGCAACGGACAACCCCGGTAGAGCGGAGGGGCATCACCCGAAAGTCAGCGGTGAAGTAGATCCCGTCTTCCTGATCATCGACGAAGCCAAGACCGTGCCGGACTGCATCTTCGAGGCATTCGACCGATGCACGCGGAGATTCGAATTATGGGTATCATCTCCAGGCGCGCCGCGTGGTCAGTTCTACGATTCATTTCACAGCACCGCATCGCTCTACAAAACGATCAAGGTGCCATCGACGGACTGCCCACACATCAGCGCGGAGAAGCGAGAACTCGACCGCATCAAATACGGCGAAGGACACCCGCTCTATCGGTCCAAGCATCTGGCAGAGTTCACCGAGGACTTCGATAGGCTAGTGCTTGCGCCTGACCTACTCCGCAACGCTCTGGACAGTCAGCCGAAAGCGAATGCCGAGGGCGAGATCATCGCATTCTGCGACTTCGCCGCCGGGCGAGATGAGAACGTCTTTGCGCTTCGCCGCGGCAATCACGCGCGGATCGTGAAGGCATGGCAGGAACGTGACACCGTGCAAGCCGCGCGTGAGTTTGTGCGAATGTTTGAGGCCGAGAAGCTAACCGCTGGCCAGATATGGGGCGATGCTGACGGCCTCGGCACCGGATTCTGTGATCAGTTCGCCGAGATGGGTTGGCACATCAACCGCTTCCACGGTGGGCAGTCAGGAACAGAGAGAGAAGAATACGCGAACTTGATCGCGCAAGTCTGGCACGTCGCAAGCCGGGAGCTAGAGCGCGGCCGCATCCATGTCGGAGAACTGGATCCGCTCACCTTCTCTCAGATCACCACGCGGAAAAGCGAGTGGAACGAAAGCGGCAAGCTGCGCGTCGAGGCAAAAGAGAAGATGGCGGCGAAGGGCATGAAGTCACCCGACCGCGCGGATGCTTTGCTAGGATGCATTGCGCTAGGCAGTCGCATCACCGGAGCAATGACAGCCGCGGCCAACGTCGTGACAATGCCGAGCGTCTTTGCGTCAAAGTCAGTGCGAGGATTTAACGCCCTGTGATTTTGCGCTTGCCAAGGCTCGGCGTCTGTGATATTGCGCAGGGGATATGACTAACGCCGAACGAAAAGGAATTGTCGCACCATTGCCAGCGTCTTACCGCACGCAAGACTTCGACCTTGCAAACGTAACGCCGGAACAAGTGCGCAGCATCCTGCGAAATGTTCGCACCGGCAAGCTGGAGGATCAAGACAGGCTATTCCGCATGATGGTCGATTCATGGTCACGCCTGCGTAAATGTCTCAACGAAGTCAGCGGCAACGTCACCGCGCTCAGCGTCGAGATCAAGCCGGGCATCCGTGAAGGCGCCGAGGAGCCAAGCGAGCAAGCATTACAGATGCAGGCCGTAGTCGAACGAGCGTTGGAATCCTACGCGCCGCGTCCCTCGCATTGGGAGCTAGACGGTAAAGGCATGGTGAAGGCTCTCATCGATGGCTACGCAAAAGGCATCGCCGTCGTGGAGATCATCTGGCACGTCGAGAACGGCATCGTTTCCCCTCGATGCTATGCACCAGTGCCGGCGAAATACCTCGCCTACCCCTCAGAGTCAAACACGATCGACCGCTTGATGATCGCGCCGAAAGGCGTCAACTATGACATGCTCATCGACTTTCCGCCTGACAAGTTCCTCATCGGTATCTGGCAGCAAGGCGGCAATCATCCAGTCCACAGCGCGAACTTGAGAAGCCTCACGAAGTATTGGCTCGCAGCGATTTACGGCCTCGGGTGGTATATGCAATACTGCCAACTGTTCGGCATTCCTTGGCGTCATGTCGAAACAGACGGCAGCGATGGCGCAATGGGAGCCGCGCAAGAGATGCTGGACAACATCGGCAGCGGAGGCACAGCCGTCACCGGTCCGGGCGTCAAGCTCAACATCCTCGATGGCGTCTCAGGCAGTGGCGACAGCACGCCAACCGCTCACCTCATGGACATAGCGGACCGCGCTTGTGACATCCTGATGCTAGGCCAAACGCTCACGACAGACGTGGGCAGCAGCGGATCCCGCGCACTTGGCGACGTTCACGCATCGGTCAGAGGCGACGTCCTGCAATCAGTGGCAACATGGGTGAGCGGTATCATCACGACGCAGCTTATCCCTGCCATCGTGCGGATGAACTTTGGCGCAGGCGTGGCAAGCGAAGACATGCCTTACGCGGAGATCGTCATTCCCAAGCCGAAAGATGAAAAGGCCATTGCCGAGCGAGTGAAGATCCTGCGCGAGATTGGCGTGCCGGTAACGTCGAAATGGCTATACGACGAACTCGGCATCCCCGAGCCGCAAGACGGCGAGGAAGTATTCGGAGAGATCGCACCACTACCACCGCTCGAACCTGAGATCACAGAGGCCGCACGAAACGAGATCGACCTGCGACCAACAGAGGACATGGCGAAGGCCGCGCAAGATGCGTTGGAGATTCGCAGGCAGAAGCCAGCATCACAGCGAGGCATGACCGCGGTGGGCATCGCGCGCGCAAGAGACATTGCCAATCGCTCACAGCTATCGCCTGACACCGTAAAGCGCATGGTGTCATTCTTTGCACGTCACGAAGTGGACAAGAAGGGCGAGACGTGGGATGAGAAAGGAAAAGGCTGGCAAGCGTGGAATGGCTGGGGCGGCGATCCCGGTAGAGAGTGGGCAAACGCAAAACTCAAACAGCTAGAAAATGACGGATGAGGAATTGCGAGAAGTGGCGGCGCAATGGCTCGCTCCGGTGGATGAGATCTTCGCGGACCTCATCGACAAGAGTTACCGTATGACCGCAGGCGCATTCCAAGCCGAGGTGCAAGCCGTCATCGAGCGCATCCCGAATCTGTTTTATCTGTTAGACAAGCGAGCGTTTGAAACGTCACTTGAGGATGAGATGGGCAAAGCATTTATCAAGTCGCTCGAAAAGGCGCTATGAACGTCACGATCACAACAAGCGGCATCGACCCGGTAAAGTCTGCACTGATCAAGTCACGATCGGCAGCCGTTCGCAAGCAGGCCGTGCTATACGGGGCGCAAATCGCATTGGCAGCGGTGAATAAGTATTATGACATGGCGGGATCAACCCTCTGGGAAAATCCGTCATTGCCAACGCACGGACCGGGGCGCAAGAAAACGCAGTGGTGGCGCAAGATCTCAAAGAGCTGGAGCATCATCGGAGCGTCTGGCAATGGCGCGACGCTACGCAGCAAAGGCGTCATCGGATTCTCTCACAAGGTCACCGGCGGCACGATCCGAGCAAGGCGCGCGAAGTTCCTCACCATTCCGATTATCCCCGAGGCGCACGGCCTAACGGCCAAGACATACAGCCGCACGATCGCACCACTGTTCGCGGTTAAGAACGTCTTGGCGCAAGCGGATCCAAACGCAGCAAGTGGTATCAAACCAGTGTTTGCATTGAAGCGCAGCATCACGCAAAAGCCATGGCCCGGAGCACTACCACCAGAGAAGCTATACACCGAAGCGTTCGCAGATGCCGCGCTCGAAAGCATCATTGCACAGATGGAAAAGTGATGTTGAAAATAACATTATTACTTTGAAAATGCGCATGCTAATTTCTTTATCGAAATGGCAAGCGAAACTCTCAGTGCATCTTTTCAGACTCAGGTTGACACCTTGGTCGAGAGCATTGTCTACCTTCCTGAAGGTAAGCACGAGATCGCTGCGACCGTAAACGGCAAGCCAGCAAAGCGCACCGTCACGGTTGACGATAGCATCCTCGCCGCGTTTGCCGAAGATCTACAAAATCGCCAATCGCGCAACGTGCGACCCTTTGCCGGGTTCGATCACAAAGCCGGTCCCGCATCCTTCATCCCTGTCGAGTTCCGCTACGAAAAAGGCGTCGGACTCATTCTCGATGTCGAATGGACACAGGCAGGCAAGACAGCCATCGAGGGCAAGGACTACTCTTATTTCTCGCCTGCGTTCCTACTCCGCGACGGCATCCCCGCCGGGCTTCCTACGCATGGCGAAATCGGATCACTGGTAAACGAGCCAGCATTTGAAGCGATGGAAAAGATCGCAGCATCCTACAACGAAAACACTATGGACATCAAACCACTAATTGAACTCGGCCTAGTTGCAGAGGACACCGACCCAGAGAAGGCAATGGAAGTTGCTAAAGCCGCCATCGAAGCCATGCGTAACAAGCTCGCAGAAGTCGAGGCAGGCGCAGGCTACAAAGAAGCCGAGGGCAAAGTAGCAGATGCAGTGCAAGCCGCCGCCAACTACGCCGCTGAACTCGAAACCGTCACAGCCGCACGCGACGCTCTCGCCGGTGAAGTCGAATCTCTCAAAGCATCGCTCGCTGAAATCGAAGACAAAGCCGCTGATGCCGTGATTGACGAAGCCGTCAAAGCCGGTCGCATCGCACCGCAAGACGACAAAGCCAAGACCTTCTGGAAGGCTCAAATCAAAGCCGACAAGAACAGCATTGAAATCCTCAACAGCATCCCTGCGAAGCCAGTGAACGGTGAAACCGTCCTCGCTGGCAAAACCGAAGGCGAAGCAAAAGAAACCGAACTGACAGGCATCGCTAAAGTCGAGGCCGCGTTCAAAGCACAAAAAGAATCTCACTAACACCACACTACCATGCCTAATAACCTAACTCTGTTAGACCTTGCCAAGCTCAACGGCCACGACCCAATCGTAGGTCTGATTGAGGAAGTCGCCACGGCCTCCCCTGAGGTCACAACCATCCCAGCGCGCACGATTCGCGGCACGTCCTACAAGACGGTGACCCGCAACAGTCGTCCGAGCGTGGCATTCCGTCAAGCCAACGAAGGCACGGACGCTACGAAGTCGAACTTCACCGAGCGTCTTGTCGAGTGCTTCATCCTCTCCGCTCGCATCGAGGTGGACAAGGCCGTTGCACGCGGTTACGAAGACGGAGCCGAAGCACTGCAAGCCATCGAGGCCGTTGGTGTGATGCGCGCCGCTCTTTCCACTGTTGGCACGCAAACCATCTACGGTGACAATGCAAGCTCGAAAGGCTTCGCTGGTCTACAAACCCTGGTCACCGCTCTCGGCAGTGACATCGTGGTTGACGCAGGCGGCACGACCGCTGGCACTGGCTCATCCGTCTACGCTATCAAAGCTGGTAACACTGGCGTGCAATACGTTTACGGCAACGGCACCACGTTCGACCTCTCGCCATTCCGCGAAGGTGACGCAGTGGACGCGAGCAGCAAACGCTATGCGGCGTTCATCGCTGACCTGACCGCTTGGATCGGATTCCAGTGCGTCAACAAGAACGCTATCGGCCGCCTGAAAGACTGCACCGCTGATTCCGGCAAAGGTTGCACCGATGCCAAGATCGCTGAGCTTCTTAGCAAGTTCCCAGTGGGCGACCGTCCAACTCACTTGCTCATGTCCCGCCGCTCGGCGTTCCAGTTGCAAGTCAGCCGGAACACCACGCCAAGCACCAAGCAAGAGGCCTTCACTGGCATCCTGCCCGGCGTTCCAACGGAATCCTTCGGCATTCCGATCATCATCACCGACTCGATCGTCGACACCGAAACCCTGACCGCTTAATTCTAACCAACTACGACCATGCCATTTGAATTTAATCGTAACATCCAAGACGCAAACTACACCTCCACCGTTGCCATCGCTCAAGGTGGCGCGAACACCGCAGCCTTCGACCTCGAGCAGGTTGTAGGTGGCGACATCGAGCGTGTAGTTTTTGAACTGGTAGCACCTACCGCCGCTGGCATCAGCAACGACAAAGTCGTTACCTATGCACTTCAAGACAGCGCGGATGGCACGACCTTCGCCGCTGTCGATCCCGCTATCTCTACCACACAGACCGGAGCCGGTGGTGCTGGTATCGTCACCAAGACCGTTCGCTTCCGCGTTCCCGCTAACACCCGCCGCTATGTGCGCATCGCTCAAACGATGACCGCTACCGCTGGCACTGTTACTGGCAGCATGGTTGCAAAACTCTTGTTCTAATCGCCTTTCTGGGTTGCATCTGTATTCATAGCACAGGGCGGCGAGGCAGTCATACGTCTCGTCGCCCTCCTTTTTTATCATCATGGCTTGGCTAGCTCTCACATACTCCGCATTACGCGACAGGCTCTCTACCGATGAGCTAAACCGCTTGCTGGCAGAATGCCCGACCCCTGAGGACAAAGCCGACGAAGTGCTGACCAGCATCGCGCAGGATATAGCATCGAGAGTGAACGCAGGCCGCCGCAAGCGTGGACTCCCGCCGGTGGTCAACACTGGCATCTACGTTCCGCCTGGAGCGCGCCGCCATGCCTACATTCTCGCACGTCGTGAGCTAACGGACAGCTACCCTTCGCTTGCCGAGTTCAACGGTGAGGATCGCAGGCAGAGCGTGGAGGAATCCAACTCATACCTCGATGACCTCGCCAACAATAACGCAGACGCAGATGACACCGGAGCCACATCATTTGTTACTGATTCTGGCGGCGCTTTCCGCTATGGTGGCTCGGCATTTATGAACTTCTCAGAGTCACCATGAGCCTCATTCGTCAAGTAGTCGAAAGCATGGCGGACACGCTGAAGGATCATTCCTATTTCCGCACCGTGCCGGTCATTCCGGTGCTTGTGCAGGATCACAAGGACATCGAGCGTGAGATCGAGAATGCGATGAACAAATGCGGCGCCTTCGTGATGGTCAACTTCCAAAGCGCAGAGACGGATCAACCTGACACGCCCGGACCATACATGGAAAGCGCCTCCTTCGCCGTCACAGTCTCGGAGATCCCGAGCGTGTGGAGGCAGCAAGCCGGTAACATGGTAAAGCCAAGCGCAACGGAGATTGCCGAGGCCGTGGCACGCATCCTGCATCACCACATCCCGCGTGACATTGACGACAACGCGCTCACTGGCGGATTGCTCACCTTCATCAGTATGCAAGAAGAAGCCACGCCTCCGATGCTTCAACAAATCGTAACTTTCAACTGCCCAATCGGGCTACAAAATACCACACCAACACGCTAAATCATTATGCCAACATTCGACAGAACCACCATCGTTAGAGGTCCATGCAAGATCACCTACGACTCTCAGACATTCTACTCCAAAGCCGGGGTTGTCTTGACGACTACCAACGCGACATTCGACAAGGAAACGGACGCTTACGGCGTTGTCAGCAAGTCAAAAACAGACTTCACGATGCTAGTGGAGTTCGAGCCAGTCGGAGAGATTGAGGCGCTCGCAGTGCTTTTCCCGCACGGTAACACCGCGATGGGTGCAAGCATCTACGGATCGACCGACAAGGCGCTTGTCATTGTGTCAGCCGACAAGACCTACACGATCCTCAACGCGCAGATCACGCAGATGCCGACCATTTCATGCAGCGCCACGAAGACCGCATTTGGTAGCGTTCAGTTCACCGGGCTACTCAAAAAGGACGGCGACCCGCAAAACATCGAGGACTACTTCACCACAGGCGCAGGCGCGAGCATTGGCACGGCATTCAACCCGGCATTGCTCATCACCGCGCCATACACCGCGACGCTTGGCGCGCTGGATCCGTTCATGAGCGCCGAGGGATTCGAGATCAGCTTTGACCTCTCGCTGAATCCCGTGCTTGTCGATGGCATCGGCACGGTGGACATGAGCATGGGCAATCTGGGTTGCAACATCTCTTGCATTCCAACCGGCATTGAACAACTCGACTTTGACACGTTCTTTGACGAACTCAGCGCAGGCGAGGATCTGGCAACGGCGACACTCGACATCTCCACGACAACCGTCGGAGGCCTTAACTTTGACGCAGCGGCCGTGCAGGTCACCGAACTGCAACGCAACTTCTCCGCTACTGATAACCGCCTCGGCACTCTCACGATGAGCGCCAAGCGGACATTCAACGCAGGCGCGCCGGTGGCACTATTCACAATCGCAGCAGTATCATAAACCATGTTCGTCAGACTACAGCGCGGCGGCATTGCTTACGACCTCGCTGGCGGCGACGGCCAGAGGAGCGAAACGTCGAACTTTCGCATTGCATCACAGCCGGGCTTCCAGCAGGTGCAATACATCGAGGCGGACCAGTTCGATCAGTTCTTCCGCGGCGGATCCAGCACGACTGTCAGCTTTGACAGCGTGCTTACGTTCGCCACGCTCACCGAGGCGGAAAGCTACTTGCTCAACATGCCTCAGGGCTTGCTTTCACAGGCAGGCCAGACGGCGACCATCGGCAGGCTGACAGCATCAGGCACGAAGCAAGTTGAAACGCTCACATGCGTAGGAACGACGGCAGGCGCGGGTAACATCAACTGGTCGTTTACCAGCGTGGACGTTACAGTGAGCGGATCGACCGGCGTCTTATCAGGCGATACCCCGACACAATACGCAGCGAAGATCACGGCCTCGCTGATGGCTAATGCCGACATCGCATTCCGCTACACGGCTACAAGCTCGGGTGCGGACATAACGATTACCAAGCGGCAAGCAGAGGCCAATGACAGCACGCTGGCACTGGTCACGACGAATGGCTCGCCATCACCCGGTATCACTGGCGCCACGAGCGCAAACACTACCGCGGGCGTGGCGCCTACGATCACCAACAGCAAAACACTCTCAAGCGTCTCATGCGTGGTAAATCTCGCTCAAACAGGCGTTTCAGTCTTGCAAAACGTAACTCTAGTCGGTAAATACTAAGCCATGGCAGCGAAGAACGTCGACATCAAGATCAACACGACTGCCACGGGCAATGGCGCGCAGCAAGCGGCTGCGCAGATGGACAAGCTCGCCGCGTCCTCTACTAAAGCAGCGACGGCTACAAATACGGTCACGACATCGACTAGTAATCTAGGCGCAAGGGCTGGAGCGGTAGGCCTGCAAATGCAAGACATCGCCGTGCAAGCGCAGATGGGAACGAGCGCGGTTACGATCCTAGCGCAACAAGGAACGCAGATTGCCAGTATCTTTGGGCCGCAAGGAGCGATCATTGGTGCGCTGATTGGCGTCGGAGCCGTGGCAGGCAAGGTATTCTATGACATGGCAGTTGCCGCCGCTGTCACAGGTGAAGCCATGGAGGACATGAGCGACAAGCTCAAGGACGCATTTGGCGAGCAAGCGAAGAAAGCAATCGAGGAGTTCAACGCGCAGTTGCAAAATCAAGCGACGTTTGCGCAGTCATTGCGTGATGTTGAAGTGGACTTGCTCGAAGCCCGTTTAGAGCGTGGAGAGGCCGACGCCGCTCTCATCTCATCGCAAGCGGCATTGGAAGCCGCGGCTGTAAAGTATCTCGACACCACAGGTCAGATCGTAAACGCAGAAAAGGCACTGGCAGCAATCAGGAAGGCAGAAGCCGAGGCGCAAAAGGCCGCGCAGATTCAAGACATCGAGAACCAAGTCACAGTCGCGCGCGAGCGTTACAAGAATTTTTCCGCACAATATCAAGAGGTGCAAGGCCAGACAGATCAGGCGCAAAAGAGACTCGCTGAACTCGAAAAGAGGCAGCAAGAACTCATGTCATCGCTGAGCTTCAGTCGCAGGATGGACGCTCAAATGCGCGAGTCAGGCGCGTTAGGGCAAGATGAGGTATCCGCCGAAAGTGGCGCGCTCACAGCGCAGATGGACGCGCTGAGAAATGAAATCAGCGGCATTTACAAGATCATTAACGCAGCACCGCAAAGGCTCGCAGAGATTACGAATGAAGCGATCGTTTCAGCGGCATCATTGCAGAGCCTAGTCGAAGACTCGGAGGCTGAAATTGCCAAGATCAATGAGCAGTTCAACTTAACGCAATCCGCGCAAACACTGACTACCGCGACCACATCGCTAACGCAGGGCGCAAAAGAGATTGAGGAAAAAGTCGGACAGCTCGAAGCTATCGGACCAGTGCAGGAGCAGGCCAAGCAGCAAATTTTACAAGCCGTTCGAGATGGCGAGATCAACGCGCAAGATCAAGTCGCAATCGGCCAGAATCTTTCGATTCTTATGTCCACCCTCAAAGCAGGACAGTCGGAGCAACTGTCAACAATCAGAGAGTTGATACAGCTCAACAGCACGATTGCAACGCAGATGCAGAGCGCAACCAACGAAATCAAAGCACTGAGAACGAAGGTGCAAGCATTGCAAGCCGTGAGATAATATGCCAGTCTGGACCATAGCAGGAGAAGCCGGGAAAGCATGGGATGCGACGCAGCAGACCATGGCTTACCGTCAGATCGAGGGCGCGAATCTCACATTCCGCTCACTTGCAGCCGATGAGCTTGTCCTAGACATCGAAGCCGAGGACATAGCGTCATACACCGCGCCGGAGCTAGGTCAGATCGTGCGACTCTATCGCAGCGGCGCGCTATTCTTCACTGGTCACGTCACATCGAATCCGGTGACATTCTCGGCGCAGTCGCAATCGCTCAGAATTGTAGTCTCAGGCGCATGGTGGTGGATGGAGCGCATCAACTACACAAGCACGCAAACGGACGGCGCAGGCGGCACGGCTACGCGAATGACCGGCATCTTTGGCGACGTCACAAGCGGATCGAATCTCAAGACCGCTATCGAAACGGCAATCGACCGCTGCGTCGTGTTAGGCGTGCCAATCGCTAACATCGCAGGCGGCTCATCGGTGGCGACGTTCTTCACCATTCCGCGCATCACTCTCAATCAATCGACCTGCGCGCAAGTCATCAGCGAACTGGTCAGGCTAGTGCCGGACACGATGGTCTATTTTGACTATTCGACCACGACGCCAACGATCCAAGTCACACGGCGCGGAGTTGCAACGACTCGCACGCTGACCCTTGACACGGATCCAGTGGAGTGGATTGACGTGCAACCGGTCTACGAGATGAAGGTCGATCGCGTCGAGTTGCCATTCGTCGAACGCAACCGCGAAGGACGCACCGTTTACAACACGCAAGCAAGTGGAACGGCGACGAATGGCAGGGTGCAAATCATCACGGTTAGCGGACCAGAGCTTGATACGTTCCTACCGAATGACTTATTCGATTTCAACATCGCGTCATTTTTCGTCAATTATGAGCAGATCGCATTATTTACGCCTAGCTTCAGGTCGGGTGTCAGCGCTGGCCTAAAGCTCGGGGATTACAACCTCGACGGTGGATTTTACGGTGGCAGATCCTCGGCTAGTTCATTCTCAGGCAGCACGGGCTACACCGTAGCGGCTCCAACATTCACAGATGGCAATGGCAACGCGGCATCATTTACAGGCAAAACGCTGACCCTTGCTGACAATGTTCCAGAATGGTTCATGCAAGCCTATGATGCGCAAAAGGTAACAGCAAACGGATTCATTGCGACAAGCCTCCTTGTGTCAACTACTCCACCGAAATGGCTCACAGAAATGGGATTGCAGCCGACGTGGTATCCTTACTGGGTTGATATTGACACATCATCCGGGGAAAACTGGGTGGGGCGTCAACTCTACACCGCAAAATTTCAATTCGACTTTCTCGCTATCGCCACGGCTCCGCACTACACCGGCAACGTAGTAGCAAGGACAACCACGACGATCACCCTAGCGTCAACCGCAAGCAATATCGACGGCTTCTACGTTGGCGCATTCATCACAGCGCGCGGCAACTTCCCCGGCAGAACCGTCACAGCTTACAACGCATCAACAAAAACGGTTACATTCGCAGCGGTCACAAACTCACAGCTCGCACCTACTACGCAACCTTACGAATTGACCAACATCAAGATATACAAACCCGCTGATTACTCTTTTGTCTTCCCGCCTGCTAACCTAGCATCGAACCTAGTAGCAGCGCAGAATTACGTTCCATATGAGGGCGGCATCAGCGTAGTGAACGAAGTGGCAGGCGGCACGCGCTACAGAGGCACGAAGATCAACATCGTCGGATCGCTCTCAGATCATAGCACGATGGGCGCACTTGTCGCCGAGGAGTCTATCAACATCGCCACAGGCCAAACGACAATCACCCTCGGCACGCCTCCACGTCTTGACTACCGAACCTTTGTCGATCGCATCCGCAAGACCGCACAAGACAACATCGTTTATTTATGAGTCAATTCACCGTTACAATCGACGACAGCGGAAACATGCAGTGTGATGGCGGCTATGTTATCGACCTGACCACTGGCACGACTGAATACACCGTCATCGGAGGCGCGCCACAGACCGCGCTGAATTACCAGTTCGGCATTCGCTACGCAGCACGCGGCAATCCGATATTTATGGGAGGCGGCGGCGGCAATGTCTATTCCGATGGCACGCTCACCGGCACGTTCGCACCTATTGGATGGTTTACGCGGATCGACGTGAACGAGTGGCAGGATCGCTACGGAAACATTCTTTCCCGCGATGAGTTCGGCGTGGGTTACATCACGATTGACGCGGATGTCATAGCAGACTGCTCAACCCTCGGCACGATCGCACCAACTGGCACCTTCTCCTCCACGACCTTTGGCGAGGACACCTACAATGGAGGCACGCCGTTCACGCTGACCCTGACCGATGACGGCGCGCAAGTCGTTAGCACCTCAGTCGTGACATTCGAGGCGGGAACCGCGCAGTCAGGCGAGTATGAACTCACAGACTGGCATCAGTGGACAAGCGTGGACGATCCCGACTTTGTCCTGACCACTAACACCGATGGCACCGCTCAAATATCGGACTCCACAGATGTGATCGCAGAGCGCGCCGCGGCCTTTGCTGATAATCCGAGTGGAACATACATTGCGACAACCTACGGCAAGCTGACCTACAACGATGAGAACTTCTTTGTGGCCGAGGTGCAACTGGATCCAGTCTCACCCCAAGAGGGCTACATCTATGTCGAACTGACCATTTCCAGTGGCGCTCTCACAAGCGCAAGCGAGCCAATCTTTGCGGCATCCTTGCCGACAAACACAAGCACGCGCGAGATCGTGCCAATCGCCTACAGCGACGGCCTCGGCAGCGTCATACAGATCCACGAAGGCCCGATATATTTCCGATGATTCCCGCCTGCATCTTCTCATACTCCGGCGACGCTCTCCCGCTTCGAGAGTGTGTCAGAGGTGCGAAGCTAGCAGGATTATTGCCAGTCGTATGTGACGACGCAAACGCGCCTATCGGACGCAGTCAGGCGGCATGGATCATCGCCAACGGCGGCTTGTATTACCAGACTGAGTTCGAGCGCAACGGCAATCTGAACGGCACGAAATGCGCGGCAGGTATCGCTCGCTCGCTTCATGCCGTGATGGTCGAGACGCGCGCGCGGATCGCTTTCAAGCTCGATGCTGACACAATCATTTTACACCCTGAGACATTCCTCGGATCATCAACCGGCGTTTGCTCTACCACGATGCATAGGCGCGAGGCGTTTGGATGTTGCTACACGCTGACACGCAAAACAGCGCGAATGGTAGCAATGGAGCTTTCCACGCTAGACGATCCTACCGCGCCGGAGGACATCGCAATCTGGCAATCAATCAAGCGTTTGAATCTGAGGCACGCGCTACACGACTTCAACCCGGCAGGCGGCGCATTCTCAGCCGTGCCTAAATTCTACGATCCAACGGACTGTCAAAAGTTCGCGGCTTGCACATTTGGCAACCCTCCAGCGGACGGATGGCGCGACCGGGCAATGGAAGTCACCATCGCCATGAGACGCTTGAACGACTTCAATTTAAGGCTTGCGCAAAATCAAAAATAAGTATAGGAAAAACACATGAGCGACGGGGCAAACATCGAATACTACCAAGGCGAGACGATCACTCTCAGGCTCGCTTGCTTTGACGATCAAAACGATCCAAGCGACCTCACCGGATACACCGTCGAGGGATGGGTGAAACAGTCACCAAGGGACGCCACGGACGTCATAGACCTCTCGCCTACGATTGACGCGCCGCTGACCGGCATCATAGAGGTGGACGCGCCTGTCGAGGACACACCCGCTGGAAATTACACTTGGCGCGTGACACTCATAAACGCGGACGAAGTGCAAATCGTGATCGCAACCGGCAACCTTAAAATCAGACCATGAGCATCCAGACCGTTGAAATCCGCGCATACTCAGGACCCGACCTTGTCACTTTGCAAGGCACAGGCAGACCGGCAATCGTTCGTTTGAGTGTCGGCCCAGCAGGCCCAGCAGGCCCAGCAGGCCCGAACAGCGTGACCTCGGCGACGACTAGCGATGGGACGTGTGATCTTGAATTGAACACGCTTGTCGTGGGAAATGGAATAGCATCGGGAACTGGATCTGTAGCATTTGGAGACGCATGCGAGGCCTCTGGCGATTATTCTTTTGTTTGCGGCTTATCAAATACATCGATTGGCGATTATTCACTTTGCGCCGGGTCAGCTTCCACATCTAGTGGATACTGCTCCTTTGCACTTGGCGATGGCGCTGTAGCATCAGGAAATTTTGCTGTAGCATTTGGAGGGAATAGCGTTGCGAGTGGCGATTATTCATATACCTACGGATTCCGTGCAAAGGCTATTCATAATGGCGCATCAGTCGAAGCTGACTTGCAAGATGCAGACGTCGCAAGCACAACCACTAACGAGAAAACATTCCGCTTTGCCAATGGCTACCGCTTTCTTGGCGGCGGATCTGTATTCGAAGGCGTGGCATTATTTGAACAAACTTTGACCGCCAATCAAATCAACTGCGACCATATCCACGGCAACCTCGCTGGCAGCGTCTACGCGCACGATAGAGCAGGTGAGACACTAGCCAAGGGCGATCCCGTCTACATCTCAGGCTCGCACGGCAGCGGATCCACGCTCATACCAGTAGTCAGCAAAGCCGACGCAAGCAACGCGGCGAAAATGCCAGCCGTGGGCATCATGGATGCGGCATTGACCAGCCAAAACAACGGCCACATGGTTATCACTGGCACGATTACCGAACTGGACACTAACGCCTACACCGTCAACAGCGTTCTCTACGTCGCGACAGGCGGCGGATTTACAGCGACACCACCCGCGGCGAACTCGCAGCCAGTGGCGATTGTGGAGCGAGCGAATACGAACAACGGCGCGATCATCGTGAAGGTGAACGGCCTAGCGAGCAGCGGCGGGAATGGCGCGAGCGACGCGAACAAGTTGGTGAGATTCAGCAGCACAGGCACGATTTCGGTGGCCAGCATCGGAGGGCTTGGAACAGGCGTAGCAACCGCCCTCGCCGTCAACACAGGGAGCGCAGGGGCATTCGTGGTCAATGG